CATTAGAAGAGTATGCGAAACAATTAAAAATCACGAAGGAGGCATAAGCATATGACAAACGATAAAATAAAAACTTCCCGTGCGAGTCAAACAAGAGCTAAGACAGCTAAAAAAACTGTTTGGACTCCACCATCATCTTTAGATGCACCCCCTGCACCAGATGGGTACCATCACAGATGGATAAGAGCCGAGACTATGGGTTTTGATGATACAAAAAACATGGCAGGTAAACTGAGATCCGGATATGAATTAGTAAGAGCTGACGAATATCCAGAAACAGATTATCCAACTATTAACGATGGAAAATACAAGGGAGTGATCGGAGTTGGTGGCCTATTGCTGGCTAGGATATCAACAGAGCTCGTTAAATCGCGTGAGGAATATTTTAATAAACTCACAAAAGCAAGAGACGAAGCAGTAGATAACGATCTCATGAAGGAACAGCACCCAGGTATGCCGATCAATCAAGATCGACAGACTCGTGTAACCTTCGGTGGTACAAAAAAGAACTAATAATTTTTTAGTAATTTTTGCCAACGAATTAAATTAATCGTTCATCTTTGATGAACAAAGGAGATAAATATGGCAAACCAAGACGCAGCCTTCGGATTAAGACCCCTAGGCAAAATTGGAGGGTCACCTGATAACAACGCAGCTACTGAATACGAAGTAGCAGCATGTGCTTCAGCTTTTTCTCAAAACGACCTTATGGTCGCTTTGGCAGCAGGAACAGTTGGAATAGGCGCAGCTACTGATAACGGAGTGCTTTTAGGCTCTTGTCAGGGCGTGTTTTTCACTGACGCTACAACAAGTAAACCAACCTTTGCTAATCACCTAGCCGCATCAAACGCAGCTACTGATATCAAAGCGTTTATTACTGACGATCCGCATCAAGTTTATGAAATACAATCGGATGCATCAGGCGCAACTCAACAATTAGACGTTTTCACAAACGCTGATGTTGCTGTTGGTGCAGGTGTAACACCGCATTTTGTTTCTAAAACTGAAGTGACGGATACTCAATCAACAACTACAGCTAACTTGCGAATTATCGGAGTTTCTGACGATCCAGACAATAGCGATTTAACATCTGCTAATTGTAACTTTAAAGTGATCATCAACGAACACTTCTATATGACCGCAACTGGCGTATAATAGCAGAATAGGAGATTAAATTATGGCTATATCAAGAGGACAACTAGTTAAAGAACTAGAGCCAGGTTTGAATGCACTATTCGGCTTGGAATACAACAACTATGCTAATGAGCATGCTGAGATTTTTGACACTGAAAACAGTGACAGAGCTTTTGAAGAAGAAGTAATGTTATCTGGTTTCGCAAATGCACCAATTAAGGCTGAAGGAACTTCGGTTTCATTTGACAGTGCACAAGAAACTTTCACAGCTCGTTACACACATGAAACACTTGCTCTTGCTTTCGCAATTACTGAAGAAGCGATTGAAGACAACTTGTATGACAGACTTGCGTCTAGATATACAAAAGCTTTAGCAAGATCAATGGCTAACACTAAACAAGTAAAAGCCGCTAATGTGTTAAATAACGCGTTCAGTTCATCTTCTGCAGGTGGTGATGGTAAAGAGCTTTGTGCTACTGACCACCCAATTGCAGCTGGAACAGACAGAAACGAGTTATCTACTGCAGCAGACCTTAACGAAACTTCATTAGAGCAGTCTCTAATAGACATTGCTGCTTTAACTGATGAAAGAGGTCTTAAAATTGCAGCTCAAGGAACTAAGTTAATTATTCCTTCTGCGCTTCAATTTACTGCTGAAAGACTTATGAAGTCTGCAGGTAGAACTGGAACAGCTGATAATGATATCAATGCAGTTGTGTCAAAAGGAATGATACCACAAGGTTATACTGTGAATCATTACTTAACTGATACAGATGCGTTTTTCATTAAAACAGACGTGCCTAACGGTTTAAAACACTTTGTTAGAGCGCCAATGAAAACAGCTATGGAAGGTGACTTTACAACTGGTAACGTAAGATACAAAGCTAGAGAGAGATATTCTTTTGGATTCTCAGACTGGAGAGGTATTTTCGGATCACCAGGAGCATAATCATAACATTTTTGTGGCGGAACATAGTTTCGCCACAATTGAAGAATAGAAAGAAAAAATGCACCCTAAAAACTTTAGAATACAAATTAATGCTTATAAATATCATGCAGATTTTGTTATAACCTGCATAGATAGCCCATTAGATATTGAAAACGCAATCATTGACAGATTGGGAAAAAATGATATAAAGTGGGAACATCTTGGAGAAATGATGGATCCAAGAGTAAATAGAATAACCTATGAGGAGGTTATAAATGGTGCAAGCACATCTACAGGACCTTTACAAACAGAAAAGGGGCCTGGAACTAGAATGGGAGCAAGAGCATCTTAACGAGGGTAAATACACTCTCAATATGGTTAGAATCGATCATAAAGTTCGAGAAGTAATTAATCATATTAAAATGGCTGAGGCTAAAAAAGCCCACCTTGATAACAAGGTTGAGGATGCAGCCCCACAAGTTTCTGTAGCTACTTAATAAAAAGCTACATCGTTGAATAAATTCAATTCACATTACAGGCTCTCTTGCGCTTTATTAAAAACTGTTGTATATTTATCACACTATACAAATTAAAATAAATTAAATGTAGACGTGTATAGTCGACATGCCCCTAGGGACTACATTTAAAATATTCTAGGAGGAATATTATGGCTAAAACAACTTTTTCAGGTCCAATAAGATCTGAAGATACTTTTAAAACAATTAGTAAAAACTCCACTACTGGAGCAATTACTGAAATCATCACTTTAGGTGATGGACCAGTTGCATTAGGAGATGAGAACAAAACACTTGACAATGCAACACACAGTGGAAGAACTCTTGTAGTTCCTGCACTTGGAAGTAATAGAACAATAACTTTACCTGCACCAGTTGCTGGTTCTCATTTTAAATTTATTTATGGTGGTGCTGCAGAAGAGGCAGAAAATTTAATTATAATAACACCAGGAAATAGTAATTTTTTCATTGGTGGAATTGTTCATTTAGATTCAAATGCTGACAACGTATCAGTTTATTCTGATGGAAACTCTAACTCAAAAATAACTTTTACAGATTTTGGTTTATTTGAAATTAATATTTTGGCTAAAGATAGTACAAATTATTACATTTGGGGTTATCAAGAAGGTGCAGACGTACCTGCATTTGCAGATCAGTAATAATTAACTTTAATTAGAGCGGGGCTTTAGCCCCGTTCTCTAACAGGAGAAAAAAATGGCAGACGCAGTAACAAGTCAAACAATAATTGACACAGACAAAAGAGCAGTAATTAAACTTACTAATATTTCAGATGGAACTGGAGAAAGTTCAGTAAAAAAAGTTGATGTATCAGCTTTGAACGCACGATCAGCCGATTCAGCCACTTGTTCTAGAGTTACAATAGATCAAGTTTGGTATGATGTAGGAGGATTACGAGCTGCATTAGAGTTTGATGCAACTTCAAATGTTGTAGCTTTAGTTTTAGGTGGTAGTGCAGCAGCAGGACCTGTATCAGGACATTTTGATTTTAGAAATTTTGGTGGAATTAAAAATAATGCTGGTTCAGGTATTACTGGTGATATTGATTTAACAACACACGGTCATACAAACCACGATCATTATACAATAACATTAGAATTAAGAAAATCGTATTAGGGGGTAACTGATGGCCAACACAACTTCCGGCACAGTTACTTTTGACAAAACTTTTGCTGTCGATGACTTAATAGCAGAGGCATACGAGCGAATAGGTTCACAAGTAACTTCTGGATATCAATTAAAAACGGCAAGACGTTCTTTAAATATAATGTTTCAAGAATGGGGTAATAGAGGTTTGCACTATTGGGAGATAGCTGAAACTAATATTGATTTAATTGAAGGCCAAGCTGAATATACTTTTTATAGAGAAAGTGGAGACGGAACAAGTTCTAGCACAAATGCAACATCTAATGTTTATGGTGTGGCAGATATTTTAGAAGCAACTTTAAGAACTGATAGAACTGCAACTGATCAAGCTGATCAAGCATTAACAAAAATAGATAGATCTACATATTCTGCATTATCTAATAAATTATCTAAAGGCACACCTTCACAATATTTTGTACAAAGATTTATTGATAAAACTACTTTAACAGTTTATCCAACAGCAGATTCATCTAACGCATCTAAAGATTTACATTTTTATTATGTAAAAAGAATACAGGATGCAGACTCAACTTACACTGATGCAACAGATGTACCATTTAGATTTGTACCGTGCATGGTTTCAGGGCTTGCATTTTATTTAGCACAAAAATTTGCACCAGATAGAATACAAGCTATGAAACTTTATTATGAAGATGAATTAGCTAGAGCATTATCAGAAGATGGTTCTTCTACTAGTGTACATATAACACCAAAAACTTATTATCCAGGAACATAATGGCAAGAGGAAAATATTCAAAAGCAATATCAGACAGATCAGGAATGGAGTTTCCATATAATGAAATGGTTAAAGAATGGAATGGTTCTTTTGTACATCGTTCAGAGTTTGAAAGAAAACATCCACAACTAGAATTGAGAACAAGAGGCGGAGATGCGGAAGGTTTATTAGATGCTAGAAATGATAGAACTGAAAATGAAGTTATTGCAATATTAGGACCTAATCCTTTTGAAACTATTGCAGCTAGTTCTGGTATAATAAATGTAACAGAAAAAAGTCATGGTAGATCTACAGGTGATACAGTAAGGTTTAGAGGTGCACTTTCTACTTCAAAAACATTTAAAAACCCACAAAATTTTGATGGTATTACTGGATCTAATATTGCAAAATCTGCTGGCTACTCGATTACAGTTGGCAAAAGAGATTCTAGTGGAAATATTACAAACACAACAGACTTCTATCACTTTACTGTGGACACAAACACTGCTACAAGTGGAGGAGTATTAGGAGGAGGAGAGAATTGCTCGGCAGGTCCAGCAACTCTAACGGCATAATATGGCAGGATTAAGTGCATCAGGATTAAAAACACAAATAAGAAGTTACACAGAAGTAGACTCAACTGTTTTATCA